AAAGGTTCAACGGTTTTCGAGACCGCCCGATTCAACCGCTCTCGCACCTCACCGTAGCTTCATTCTACCCGATTTCCCCGCTACTTGCCGAAGCATCGCGAGTCGCCATGTTTGCGCCGCGACCGAAACGCGCAGTTGTAGTACACTAAAGTCTTGTGGGACGCGTTCGAGAGGTACTTTCGTTCGTCTGAAAGCTCTTCGAACTGTTCCATACGTCAGGCGGTCCGAACCTGGTGGCCTGCCTACAAATCGTTGAAAATGCGCGCCCGTAGCTCAGTTGGATAGAGCGTCTGGCTACGAACCAGAATTTAGAAACCGCTCCTTTTCGATTGATTCTACACCATTTACCGGCACTTTTGCAACCCAGTTTTTTAACGCACAGTACCTCTAAATCACACCCCTATTCACTCCGGCCGCGCTGGGGAGTACAATGGCTCACGACCCAAATGCCATCCCCGAAGCCTCTGCCAAACCATCTAGCACAAGAACTTTCGAAACTCCGCCTATGGGCATTCGTTGGTGCAGTCTATCTTATCCTCAGACTTGAACTCTTCAGCAACGTATATCCCATTAAAAAGCCGATTGTTGATTACTCAGTCGAATGGTGGAACGCTATTTTGAATCTTTCTACTGCTTTTATGCTTTCGTTAAGCCTTTATCTTTTATTGATGCGCGACTTTAGTGATTTTAAGAACAGAGAGAAACACCGGAATCGTTGTGGTTGGCTAGGGGCAATAATATTTCTCATCGCGATAGTGGGCAATATAGCTTCCCGCAAGTATTCAGGATATGGCTTTTATTCGGCAGCGACTACTCTCACAACAGTTGACCCTATACTTTGTTTGGTTTTGGTTTTTACCATTTGGTTCGGTATCATTCCAGATGACAAATTGAGAAAACTGGAGGCTATGGATGACTCACTCGGACGTGGAAAGACTAGGAAGAAAGTTAAAAAATGAGTATCCTGGCAGATGGGACTCCGCATCCGATTACGATGTGGGAATGGAAGCTGTACGACTAAACCTTGAAGATATTGTACTGGAGCCCCCGTCTTGCCCCACTCAGAAAAAGCCTGTCGCTCACACTCCTCCCAGCTTTGGCGAACGCGCTCCCGAGCCTGGTTTCCTTTTTCCCGGCCGGCAAGCCGATTATCACCAAAACCAGCTTCGCGATTTTAGCGCCAAGGTTGACTTGCAGATTGCGCAAGAAAACTATGCCGCGAAGATGGAGATTAACGCCCGTTCCGTTGACCATGAACTTACGGAACAGCCAAAGCGTTTAGCTCAAGAGACTGAAGTCCGCGACCTAACGCACAGACAAACCATAGAGCAAACTCAAGCCACCCACGATTTAAACGTTAATGTTCTCATTCCCGCCGCGAAAGATAAAACTCTGGATGTTCCTACATTAATGGTAGTCAGGGTAGAAGAAGAGCGTTCAAGAATTGCTTTGGAAGCCGAACGTCAGAAGGTCTCCATTGAAGTTGACAAAGTAAGGCAACTTGAAGACAATCGCCTGTATGGCTACGAGCGTGAGGCCAGAATTGACATCCAAGCTGCTCTAGGAATGCATCTAAAGTCAGTTGAGACGATAGACTATGTAGGCTACAAGATAGAACGGCTTCGAGCTGAGAATGCCAACCCCGACCGCATAAAGGTTCTGGAGAGAATCCGTGACCAAATGGAGAAACGATTACTCGAAGCACCTGAACAAGAAGGTCTGGGAGGAATTGATCCGGCGCCCGAAGGCGAAGCAGGTAGTTGAGTCCTTAATCCAGCAAGCACAAAGCAATTATCCTCTGCGAAATCTCGGCTCTATTCCTGAAGGCTATCTTGAACTCTCCGAAGAATCCCGCGCCGCCCACATCCACATTCTCGGCACTACCCGCGAGGGCAAGTCCAAGTTCCTTGAAATGCTCCTCACTCAGGATATGGGAAGGTTCGGCGCCACCCTACTTGACCCCTCTGATAATGGCCAGACGGCCTACAATGTGCTGAAATCGGCAATAGCGCGGGGATATGAGAAGGTCTGCCTGATTGACCCGCACGACGCCAAGTTTGCAGTCCCGTGTCTTAATCCTTTGCGCTGGCGCGGCGCTCCGGCCACCGACTCCGTTGTCCAGAACATCATGGAGTCTATCCGGCTGCTTTGGGGCCAGAGCAGCTTCTCCGATACCCCCAGAATTGAAATCTATTTGGCCGCTGTTCTATCTGCCCTTTACGCAGCGAAGGCTACCATACCAGATGCCGACTGTTTTTTGGTTAAGGAAAGTCGTTATAATCAATATAGGCGAGCAAAGATTTTGGACCATCTTCCGCCTTATGATAATTCCAGGCAAGTACTTGAGGAAGTGTTCAACGCTAAAGGCCAGCAGCTTTTCTTGGGAGAGTTTAAGCCCTCTATCCGTCGTCTAAAGCCATTCTTCGATTACCTGCCTCGGCTCATCTACGGATCAACTGAAACTCCGCTGGATTTCCGCCAGCTCATCAGCGACAAGTGGATAATACTGGTAAACCTCGATGACACGCGTCTTTGGGGTACGGCTCACCAAAGGGTGCTAGGCACGCTTATCATTAACGAGATAATCTCCGCCGTTTCTGACCTTACCGAGCACGGCTGGAAAGGCCGGCACTACCTTTACATTGATGAGGCTGGCCAGTTTGCCACGCGCGGCCTGTCCAAGATAATGGCCTACAAAGGCAAGAGCGGGCTTTGGGCAACAGTCTCTCACCAGTATTACAGCCAGTTTGAGGATAAGGTGGTATTGGACGCAATCGAGAATTTGTGTAAAATAAAGGTAATGTTCTACACCCCGAACTCTCAGGACAGGCAGCGGATGATTCGGGATATGTATACGGGCGACCTCAAGCTAACGGCCGGCGACGCCCACGCCACCTTAAAGAAGCAGCACGCCGTTATCAAAATCGGCAAAGAGCCGCCCCAAACCGTCGCTATCCGCGACATCAATACCCCTGACATCTCGGCCGATGTCTTGGGCAGGTGGAAAGAAGAGAAGATTTATAAAGCTAATCCCTGGTATCGCACCGCCGAGACGATACAGGAAGAAATCCATAACAGATTTGCCGTACCAACTTCGCAGGCGCGAGCGGCTAGACCCGCTCCAACTGCCCAGCCAACAAATAACTCCCAAGGACCTCCTGGAGAGCAGAGTGCAGAGCCTAGCCCGCCAAAGGATACTTCAAAGCCTAAGAGAAAATCGGTATTTGACGATATCGCAGGTGGCTGAGCTGTTTTACTCTGTCCGCAAGGACGGTTCCGCCCCAAAGCCGTTTCCACGGCAACCGCGCAAAGGCCAGTATTATGAGCTTGTGCCCGGTTATGATTCCGCCCGGCAGCGGGTTTTGGCTATGCAGGACGGCGGGGAAGTCAAGCTTGTTCCATGTAAAACAAACTCCGGCAAAACCCTGACCAACATCGACAAGCTGATAATGTTTCCGAAAGACCGGCCGCCCTCCACTATGGGGTGGCAGCACGAGATTGACCGCGGCGACCTATATGTCGCCCTCCACAAGACCGGCAAACTGACCAGCTACCGCTGGAATTGGCATATTGACGAATACCGGGGCTTTGCCAAAGACCACAGACTTAATCCGGATGGCCGCTTTGAGCTGGAAGGTAGCGACAAGGTGTTTTTCCTGGAAGTAGACAGAGGCACAGAGTTTTGGACGGACGAGCTGGATACCAAGATTGAGAAGTATGCCGGCCTCCAGGATTCCATGCCCCAAAACCAGTTTGTGGTGCTGTTCACTTTGCAGGCAAAGCCAGGGATGGATATTCGGGAGCGCGCGGAGAAGTTCCGCGATAAATTCCACCAGCTCGGCCGTGGCCACAGTTTCGTCATCACCCCCCACGTCCTGTTCCTAAAAGACCCCCTCGCACTGGCGCTGGACTTTTACAAGTCCGATGAGCCGTGCTCTCTGCTGTCGCTCTAAACGCTCGCGCCAAACGCTCGCTACAAATCGCAATTCATACGGTTTGAAGTGGTTGCTGTCTAACGACTTGGCTTGCTCTTGGCTTAAAAAAGCCAAGCTTGCTATTCCGTCTGCCTGCTCTCCGAGCAAGGCCACTTTCCCCAGCCTTACGGTTTCGCTAACCGCTTCAGTCATTTACATTCCCCGGTGAAAGTGGCCTTGCTCACGCTCGGCATCCGGAATCTGGCCTCCGGCCCCTGCCTCCGGCGTCTGGCCGCTGCCGCTGGCCAGCTCCCAAAGACCGGCCTGGCGGCACGGCTACCCCCACTGAAATGCACTGTGCTTCGCTTCTTTGTCGCCTGACCGGCTCTTTGACATCCTGGCTCGCTCCGCTCGCCTTAATACCCTCTCGCTTTGTGTCTCCTGTCTTGTGTTCACTTTTTTGCACTAATCCCGCCTGTTGTGGGCGGCTTCGCAGATCCGATACTTCGTGGCAGTCGCTTGAGGTAAATGTCATCGGCAGGAAGTGAAGAAGCCGATTCAATAGGTTGTTTACAATGGGTTGTCAATCAAGAGTGAGAGATTTATAAATTAAGGATTGAGCAGTCCCAGCGAGACAACCGTAAAGAGGGAGGCATACAGTTTTAGAGATAGGACTGTTGCGGCTACCGCCGTCAACGTAGGCAAAGGTTTGAGATTTGCCAAGTAGTGGGCTCCCTCGGGCGCGTTTGACCTGGCTTTCCTTGCAGGAAAGCAGGTAGGAAAGGAGCAGGGGTTGAGGTTGACGGTTGTGCGGTGTGTTTTTGTTTTGTTGTTAGGTTTAGTGTTTGGTTTTGTTGTTCAGAGTGTTGCGGGTTTAGTTTTAGCTGTGGATAGTTTCAGTAGAAGTAGCGGAAGTGCCAGTATTTCGGTAGATGGACAGGGGGTGAGTTATGCGAGATAATTTAGGTAAGAGATTGACTGTTAGTAGCGTTTGGAATAATAGTGCTTTTAAGAGTGTTCCGATGATTAGGCTACGAGGTGTCTGGTTAGAGGCATTCGGTTTCCACGTTGGAGATATTTTTGAGCTGATATTCAGTTTCGAAGATGGTTGCTTAATTATTAAAAAGGTTCAGTAAAGGCCTATGCACAATTTACCAAGAGATTACATACCGCAGCGAACCGTCCGGCTCGTCCCCTACTCTTCCCAGCCAGCTTTTCCAGAGGCAGGAAAGCCCACCCTGCCTGTACACCCACCACACGCCCGAGGGAACCCGCTACTTGGCGACAGAAATCTTCAAGAGCCTTATAATTACGGTAGCGGCGGGTAGTCCACACAGCTCGACTATCTAAAAACATCAGGCATAGTATAGCCTCAATATCCGGTTTACTGTTGTTGCTTTGGGGTACACCTCGGAAACGGGGGCGTATTGAAAACACGTTGATACGGCCATTGCCGGGTAGTGGTCAAAGGTGTGACGTGTGGCGGGGACTTCCTCCGGCCTTTGGAGATGTCCACTTCGTTGTGTTTACTGCCCGTCGCTGACTAGTCTAATCATTAACAAGCTAAAAATGCAATTCTTCAACGATTATTGGAGTGGTTTGCCAATTGGTATTCTGATTGGCTGTTTGGTTATGCACAGTTTTGAGTTAAAGAAAAGCCGCGCTCACGAGGAGGCGGCTAAAGTTGGCACGTGCTGTCAGTTTGGTGATTTCGGCGACGGCCACAAGTGTGCTAAAGAGCCAGCATTACTTCCTTCGTCAGACTCTCCGGATCTTCGCACGCGGCTGGAAGTGGCGGGGCTTTCACCCACAGATGCCGCGATATACGAAGCAGTGTTTCAGCACACGACTCGGCTTTGTTCCTGTCAGGCAGGTAGACAATGCCTTTGGCTAGAGTACAAAGAAGCGAAAGCTGCTCTTCCGCTATACTCCACCCATACGCCGCCACAGCCGGCAGCCCGTACATCGCAAACTTCATCACGCAGAACGGCGACTCAACCAGGTAAACCCGTTTCAACGGCACCGGGCCGAACGTCCCCGCCACCAGTTCCGCGGCCCCAAATAGGAAGCGCGACTTCGGCAGGTTTTTCGGAAACAGATATTTGGGATTGTCCGGGTTGCCCGAGGTGTCCCTACCAAGATAGCCGTACAGAACGCCAGCAGAATCCTTAACCGGCAACATCACCCGGCCGCTGTACGCCGACTTCCGCGCCGGGTTGTTGTAGCAGAATACGCCGTAGCGTTCGCGAATGCCGGCGTCCGGTATCCGCTCCTCCAGCCATGGGCAGGCGACAGCGAGCTTGCGCCACGTGTCTTTGGCAAGCGGCTGTAAAGCACCGTCAGAAGCGACCGGAGCCCGTGTGGGCTCTGTTTTCGTGTCGGGTGGTGGTACGGAGCCCAGAAACTCTACGGCTTCCTTAAAGCCGATATTCTTGACGAGCTTGGCCAGGTCGATGGCGCCGCGGCCCTTGGCATCGCAGCTAAAGCAGTGGAAGCGGCCGTCATCGTTGTAGGCGAAGCAGTTGTTGTTGGATTTGGACTGGTGGATGGGGCAATAGCCCTGCCAGTCGGCTTTGCGGCGCTTGAAGCGCGTCATGTCCAGCCCGAGCGCGGCGGCGAGGGCTGGGAACGGAAGCGAGCGGACTTGCTCGTATTGGTCTGACACCGATTTCCTCCTTATACACTCACCCCTTGCGTTTGGTAAGAGGACAGGGTACAAAGGGCTTATGGACTTTTCAGTGCGCGTTGTATATGACTGGCATGGTGAGGAAACGCTTTGTACCGGGAAAGAGGTGACTGCGTTCTTCTTTATGGAGCATCCATTTTTGCCAGGGAGTCACTTGTCGGAATATACAGATGACGAAGGCGTAGCCTATTTTACGTGCGACTGGGATACTGATGAAGAGGATATTCAGATTGGTGTTGGTTCGATGGAGCTTATGAAGTATCACGTAGAGGACGGCGACCAAATAACCGTTAATTGCGAATTGTAGTAAGCCTATTCTCCAGTAAGTAGCAAAGCATTTTAGCCCGTGCGTCGGCTTCGGTGTCAGCTTCTTTAACGAGCTGGAAGTCATTACCATCTTTGGGATTCTCATACCATACCCTAAATCCAGTATCGCCTTTTAAGCATTGTCTATACTCATATTCGTATTCGTAATATCGACCGTCTCCTTCAAGAATTAGACTTGCTGGCAACATCTCCCCCAGCTCGGCTACGGTGAAGGCGGAATAAAAAGCCTTACTGCCATACGTCGGTTGTTGTTCAGCAAGTACAAGGTAAGACCCATTATGTAGAATCTGTCCGCCAGCCACTATTTTTGCTTTAGGTGTCCAATGCCACAAACTCTCCTGCTTCAGTCCAAGCTCCTTTAGCCGTTTGGCAAGGTCTAAACTAACGCACTGTTCTTCTAAACGCATACATTCCTTTTGAGATTGCCTTTTTGTGGGCAGTCGTTAATCGTTTATAGGTGCGCCCGGCTCGGGCGTTTCTTATCCATTGAGGTGTTTGGTCGTACTGGCGATGACACAGAGTACAAAGCATCCAAAAGTTCTCGCGCTTATGTGCATAAGGCAATCCCTTACGCTTTGCCCAGTGATAACGTCCAGTATGCTTATATGCAGTGATATTGTCGCAACGAGTAGCTTTGCCAAAGTGCCTGACCAGCCACTTATGGATTGCATCGTATCCACCACCGCGTAAACTTCGTGGGAGGCTCGCTAACATTCTAGTGTGTGCCTTCTGAGCTGGACTGCGCCTATGCTTGCCTGAGCAGACCTGTTTTGATAATTCCATGGTTGTTTTGTTAATGCTAAGGTGGACGGTGGTTAGTAAGTACGCTACTTACTCCTAATAGTTTTTGTTACGGTGTCTTTAAGGTTTTCGGACACCCTGCGTTTATAATCCACCGCCCGCCCCAGCCGCCCATTCAGAGATGAGCGGGGGGAGATATTAGTCTGGGTTCAGAACCACTCTATTGATGTTGAAAATCATCTCCGAGTGTCCGTCTTCAAAATAGACTGTCCAATACCATCTGTCACCTTCGCCTTGAGCTGCATGAGCTTCAATTTTTGTGACGCCGTTTTTACCTACTTCGCGCACTGTTTTGTATTGGTCATCTTGCCAGTCGTAAACAATATATTGTATTGTCATGTCGTAGGCAGTAGGATGCCAGCCGTTTAATTCTTATCGTAGTATTCGTCAGCAAGCTTTCTTAAGTTAATGCCCAATCGTACGGCCCACGCCTCCATAGTTTTCGCTTGGGTGTCCATCTCCCGAAAGAACAAGGCGTCATTCGCCAGTCGGGCAACTTCTCTAAACCTACAAACCATATCGTATGCGCACGCCTTCTCAATATTTACCGCCTGACCGATTTTGGTGAAGTTCATACATTTGACAAGTTAGTTTGTTAGTCTTATGCTTAGGGCAACTGCCCTCATTTACTCCGAAACCAAAATGGAGTTTAACCTAGCCAAAGCCATCATCATGCCTTACGCGCGCCGGGGGAAACTGTTTCCCGCCAGTCCGGCTCTTTCGGCGATGGTTAATGAACGAATAGATAGGCTAACGCGGGAATTAGCAAGGCAAACAGCGGCCAGGGAAAGCCGAGCTCAGGCTCCGGCTGCCAGTGGCAGCGCAGAGCCGAGCGCAAGGGTAGCTTAGGCATATTCCTCCTCCAGTTCCTGCTCTACCGGCTCATCAGCCTTTTCCACGCAGTAGCGGCAGTTAGCGGAAGGGTGGCCGTTGTGGTCCCGCAGATGTTCCTGTAGCTCCAAATCCCCCTCGGTTGTAATATCCCGTAGCAGTTGCGCGGGCGACACGCTCAAGGCCTCAGATACGTCTAGATAAGTATTTTTCATATTTGACATAAGGTTATAGGTTAGCTTGTTAAGTGGTTAGGGGGAAGGTTTAGGCTCTCTGTCTATCCAATCAATAGGTTTCAAGCCGCTGTCTTCCCCTCACATATTCATTTTAGCAAGCCTACAATTAGCGTCAAGATAGCGTAAACATTGAGGATTTAGCATATTGATAGAAGTTATCCACAAGTAATTAATAGAAACCATGAACGGCAGGCAGGCTAAAAAGCTTAGGCAGTTAGCTCGCAGGAAAGAGAATAAGGAGCTTCTTGAAATACATCAGTCGGTGGAGAAGTATTTAAAGCAACTGGTTAAGCCGGCGCCGCGCTGGATACCGACTAAGGTATGGCGCGGAGTGGCGAAAGTGTTCTTGAATATTTGATTTTTGACCAATATGGCAAGAGGCGGAAAACGAGAAGGAGCCGGCAGACCCGTGGCTCAACACACGATAGAGGCAGAGGCGGCAAAAGCGGCTCTCGTTGAGGCGTTTGTAAAAGACAAAGACAAGATTTTCGCCGCGCTCATTAAGCGGGCTAAGACCGCTGACGTTCCCGCGATAAAGGAACTGTTTGACCGGGTGTGGGGTAAGGCAGAACAACCGATAACCGGCAAAGGCGGCGGAGCAATTGAACTTGCATGGCTCAACGAATTACAATCCCCTACAATCCAAGGCACTGGGCCGAAACCCTCCACGCCAGCACAAAGCGCTGGATAGTCCTGGTATTACACCGCCGCGCCGGCAAGACCACAGCCGTACTGAATCACCTCCAGCGAGACTGTATTCGCACGCCGAACGCACAGTTTGCCTACATCGGCCCCACCTACAAGCAAAGCAAACGGGTAGCGTGGGACATTGCCAAGCATATCAGCCAAGACATTCCAGGTGTTGAGTATAACGAATCGGAATTAACAATTAAGTATCCCAATAACAGCAAGCTCGTTCTCGTTGGTTCGGATAATCCTGATAGTTTGCGCGGTCCGGCCTTGTGGGGCGTTGGTTTTGACGAGTATAGTCAGCAGCCTTCGAACATCTTCTCCGAAATCATCAGCAAGTGTTTGGCCGACCACCTCGGATACGCAATCTTCTTTGGCACCCCAAAAGGTAAAAACGAATTTCACAGAATCTACCAGAACGCTAAGAACAATCCCGATTGGACAGCACAGTTTAAAACCATAGACGACAGTTTGCGCGAGGAGACCGGCGAAACCATAACCAACCTGAAGCAGGCGTTGGAGGATGATAGGAAGCTGGTCCAGCAAGGGCTAATGACACAGGATGAGTTTAATCAGGAATGGTACTGTTCGTTCGAAGCGGCAATCAAGGGAGCTTATTACGCCACCCAAATTGCCACCGCCCGCCAGCAGAATCGCATAAAGTTTGTACCTTACGATGCTTCCCTTCCTGTATTTATGGTTTCAGACTTGGGAGTCGGCCAGGCCTTCGCTACAGGCTTCTACCAGAAAAGTGGCGGCGAGCTCCGCATGATTGATTACTGGGAAGGGCAGAACACGGACGGCATACCGCAGGCAGTCAAAGCCGCAAAGGACAAGCCCTATATTTACCGCAAGTGGTTCCTACCGCATGACGCTCAAGCCAACAGCATAGATACCGGCCAGACTCGGGTTAAGACCATTAAAGACCTTTGGCCTGATATCAAGGTTGAGATTGTGGAAAAGCTTTCGGTTGATGATGGAATAAACAAAGGTAAGTTGATGTGGGCGCACCTATGGATTGACGAAAGCAAGTGCCACTTGTTCCTGGATTATATACCACAGTACAGACAGCGCTGGGACGAGAACCGGGGAATGTTCCTTGAAGAGCCGTATCACGACTTTACGAGTCACGCCGCAGATGTTCACCGCATGTCAGCTATATCCGAAAACAAGATGAGAAATGAAGCTTATGGGAATAACACCCAAGCAGGCGGCATCGCTAGACAATATCCCCATTTAGGCATATGACCAAACCTCTAAAACTATGGTTAGTGAAACGCAAAGTGTTGGCAACCAGCCTACAACAGGCTCTCCGCGCAAAAGGCCGAGTTTACTCAGTCGATGAAGCAGCTAAGGAGTTTCAACCAGAAGACAAACCCAAGAAGAAAGTAGGCTTTACCAAATAACCGTTTTACATGAAACAAGTGGACTACTCCACAATTCCATACGATGACAACGAACGCAGCGCGTCCAAGTTTCGTGAACGCCGCCACCAAGAGTGGACGGACAACTACGAGCTCTATCGCAACAAAGTCATCTTAAACCGCCTCACCCAGCGCCAGGCTGTCAACATCCCGTTGATGAAAGAAACGCTGAAAACCATCCTTGCAAACACGGATGAGTTTCCGGCTATTGAGTACGAGGAATTGGGTAACGACAAGGACAAGGAAATCCTGTTCAACGAGGTTTGGAAAGACTACACCATCCAGGACAAGCTGGAGCTGAAAGACATCGTTGACAAGAAGCAGGAGTATCTCTACGGCCGCACGTGGCGCAAGCTGAACATCAGAAACGGCAAGATTGAAACTGAAATCAAGGAGCCCTTTGACATGCTGGTGGACAGGTACGTTGACCCCACTGACCTTGAAACCGCCCGCCATATCATTGAGAGCGGCATTTTCCAAAGCATTGATGAGTTGGAAAGCAACCCGTTGGTAAACAAGCAGGCTTTAGACCGGCTCCGGCTGTTTTACAGCGCCACTGACATGGGCTTACAGCGCGCCGAGGAAATCACCAAGACCATGCTGGCACGTAACCAGCGCCTCATTGACATGGGTGTGCCGGACATGAACATGCCCATGCTGGGGCAGACCATGATTGAGCTGAAAGTCCACTATGTCAAGATTTACGACGAGGATGACAAGCAGGACCACATCCACGTCATTGTGCGGAGCGTGGGCGCTTTGGGCGGCTCACCTGGTGGCGACATTTCCAGTGGCTCCGAAGTCCTATTCGGCAAGCCCTTAAAGGAACTCTTGGGCGTGGACTTCTACCCGTTCGTTACGTGGGCTGACGACCCGGAGCGCAACGACTTCTACAGCGATGGCGTGGCCGATATCGTCCGCATACCCAACCAGGTGCTCAATGTTTGGTTTTCCCAGCTCGTGGAGAACCGGACTTTGCGCAACTTCGGCATGCACTTCTTTGACAGCACCGCCAACGAGAATTGGTCACCGCAAGGCTGGACACCGGAGCCGTGGGGCTTCTATCCGCTGCCCGGCAGGCCGGAGGACATCCTCAAACAGGTGGAGATTCCCGAGCTGGACAACGCCATGGAGGAAATGGACTATATCAAGCAGCTCGTACAGGGCGCCACGGCCGCCACAGCCGTTAAGCAAGGTCAGTCCGACAAGGGCGAACAAACCCTCGGCGAGGTGCAGCTCACCACGGCCGCGGCCAACGAGCGCATTACCTCAATTTCCAAATTCTACATGCTGGCCCAGCGCGAGTTTGGCTGGAAGTGGGCCCAGCTCATGATTGCCAACGCCGACAAGCTGGACGAGATTAAGGTCTACAAGAAATCGTTTAAGGGCAATTACTTCAAAAAGGTCATCAAGTCCAAGGACTGGAAGACCAATGAGGGCTATACCTGCCGCGTGGTTTCCTCTGCTGAGCGGGAGCAGGACGACATCAAGACCTTGCAGAAGTTTCAGGCAGTCGCCAGCCAGTTCCAAGGTAACGCTGCCATGGGGCGGATTTATCAGGAGAAGATGTTGGATTTCCTCGGTCTCACGCCCGACCAGCAGAGCGAAGTGATGAACGCTCAAAAGCAGCAGCAACAGGCGCAGCTCATGGGGTCTGGTGGTCAGCCAGGCCAAGGCGCGCCACAATCGCAGCCGACGCAACCCCAGCCAGTTCCCCAGCCAGCCTAATTAACTCATTTACACAATGGATTCCTTGCTAGACAAATTTGGCGTAAAGTTTGAAGACTTAAACGCCGCCGAACGCGAGACGTACAGCCAATGGCTCCAGTCGCTATCAAAGAACACGCTCACAGTCGGCTCAGTCCGTGATTACATTCAGGCGATGAAAGACCAGGTGGAAGCCGAGCTGGTAACGTTTACCGAACCAAAGACACTTTGGGATTTCCTTTTTAGACGGAAGAAGGACGTCTATTTGACCGCCCGCCTCAGAAACTATATGCTTTTGTTAGCATTCCTTACGGGCCCCGAGAAAGCCAAAGCGGCTTTAGAACGGAGCCTCTCAAACATCAAACCTAAGCATTAACACAATAACTTATATGGAAGACAGCGACAAAACCAAGCTTGATGAGCTGCGGAAGAAACATCCCGGCTCACTCACCGAGTCAGACCGCGCGTTCCTCACCGCCCGGCGCTCCTATCTGCAACCTCACGAATTGCAGGCTTTCGGCATCGTAGAAGCCGAGCTACAAGACCCGGACAAACAACCGGAAGAAGCCAAGGACGAAGTTATCCCAGAGGACGCGCCAGTTCCGGTAAAGCCAGCCAAGAAGCCCAAGGCGAAAGCCAAGGACGAAGTTGTAGAGTAATTTAAACAGTAACCTCTAATTGAAAGGACAGTATTATGTCAGACGAAAGACAAACCTACCGTGTGTTATCCGAGGTTAAAATCTTGGACACGGTGTATCCAGTAGGCGAATTAGTGGATTTAACAGAGGAACAGGCCGCGCCTCTTTTGGCCGCGACACAGATTGAGTTGAAGACAGCCCCGACACCCGAAACCCCGCCCACTCCTCCAGTGCAACCCACAGTCTAGTTTCTTTTACCTTAACAAGCCCAACCCCTCTTGCAGGGACGGCATTCAAAGGACAGTTTATGCCAGACAACATCCCAACCCCGCCCGGCGGGACGGAAGACCTGGAACCGGTCACTCCACAAGCTGACCAAGAAGTAGTGCCCGAGACTCCCGCTCTAGAACCCGAGCCTCAACCGCAGGAACCGCAGCCACAACCTGAGCCAACTCCTCAGCCGGCACCGGAACCCGCACCCGCCACGCCAGCTCAGCCGACCGTTGAAGAACGCTACCGGCAAAGCTCCAGCGAGGGCATAATTCTAAACTCCAAGAACAAGAGTTTGGAAGATATCCTTCATAAATTAACCAGCGAAGACACACCCAACGAGCCAGAACTTCTTGCCGAATACCCGGATTACAAAGCGTACAATGCCGTCACCCAAAAGTTGATGCGCGATACGCTGGAAAACAAGAAGCGCCAGATGCGGATAAACCTCACGCTCATCGAGCAGGAGGCCAGCCGCAAATGGGAGGCGGACCTCAGGGCGCTCACACGCAGACCTGAATACACCACGCTTAGAGGCGACGAGAAGTTCGAGGAATTCGTTTTCAAACCCCAGCACAAGGGCGTTGACATCCAAACGCTCGCAGACGCGTACCTTGTACGTTCCGGCCGCACGCAACCCGCGCAGCCACCTGTTACTCCTCCAGCCAATCCTTCCCCGGCGCAGCCCGCAGGCGGGTTACCCAGAGGCAGCGGAGGCCCGAGAGGACCTGTCAAGCAGCAGAAGATTACGCTTGAGCAGGCCAAAGTCATCAGGGAAACCAACTATAAAGAGTACATGCGCCTCGTTCGTGCGAACCTGATTGAAACCGAAGTCTAACCCTCACTTTCAGCGGTTTGTGTCTAGCTCCCAACTAAACCCATGCCATCCTCATACGGCACCAAGTTAGCGGAGGCCTTTTCGCAGAAGCTTGTAAAAGCTATTTACGAATACGCCCCCATTGAGGAAGTGGTCAATCGCGATTACGAAGGGGAAATTGACGCTGTCGGCTCCAAGCTGAACATGCTCAACTTTGCCCGCTTAACCGAGCAGACCTACAACGGGGCGAACCTCACGCCCGCCGACCTCACCGAGGTCAATAGTCAGTTAACCATAGACCAGTGGAAATCGTTCTACTGGCGTGAGAAGACGATAAACAAGTTCCAGAGCTACATCAAGGAACCGAAAGGTACAGTCCTTGAGCAGACCGCCAACGAGCGCAAGAAAAACATCATGAAGTTCTTGATGGGTTTCTACACCAAAGCGGCTGCGGGCTCTGCGGTCGGTGTTGATTACACCACCGGCACTGTCACTGTTGACAGCTCCGGCAATGTCACCGGCTCCGGCACCACCTTCACCGCTGCCATGGTAGGCTGCGGATTCCAGGCTACGGGTCAAACCGCCTGGTACCGAGTTGCTACGTTCACCGATACCACTCACATCACCATCGTCAATGACACCGACGACGATGTGGCCAGCGGCACCTACACCGGCGGCGCCATTGGCGCGGGTGCTTCCTATACCATCCAGGCCGCTACCGTCAAGACCATTGACGACAGCACTACCGGCGCGCATTTCCTAGATATGTGCACCACGCTGAAACAGCGCTTGGACGAGAACGAAGTCCCGGACGAAGACCGCTTCCTGTTTATTCCTCCGGCGGGCATGACTGCTTTGCTAAAGGACAGCAGCATCAAGCTGAACGTTCCGGCCGCTTACGAAGATTTGATTGTCAAAGGCTTCGTGACGGAATTAGAAGGCTTCAAGGTCTTCAAAGTCAACCGCCTGGTTGGCGACAACACCAACGGCTACCACGTGTTAGCCGGTCAGAAGAACTTCTTAACCTTTGCCGACAAAGCTTTGAACGTTGGCATGGAAGAAGACCTGATTGGTAACTTCGGATCAGCGTATAAGGATTTGTTCGTTTACGGCGCGAAAGTCGCCGATGAACGCCGCAAATTCGGCGCGACTGCTTTCGTCAAGTTCACCGCCTAAGTACAATATCCCCGGCTCGCCCAAAGTGGGCCGGGGTTTTCCCCTATCAACTAATCTATTACTCTCATGTCTCGTACTAAATCTATCGGCTTTCCGAACTCTGAGGGCGAATTGTCCACGGTGCTCGACAAGCTGCAAAGGTCAACAACCAGCGAACTGTTGACAACCGGAGCCTTGGCCATTCACGGTGCGGGCTCAGCGCTGGCAAAGACCGTCAACACCATCTATTTCATGATTGACGGCCAGGTCTACTCCAAGACCGCAGCCGACTGTGCCGCGCTTGTTGGTACCGTCACGAATGCCAAATTTAACGTCTTCGTGTTCTCCGTTAACGCCGCAGGTACCTTTGCCACACAAATGGGAACTGAGGCCGCCACTTTGGGCGGTGTCGTTTTCCCGGCCGTTCCTGACGGCTCCGTAGCAGTCGGCTTCGTCATCATCAACCCGACCGGCACCGGCAACTTCACCGGAGGCACCACGCCCTTGGACGATGCAACCGTTGTCCCGAACGCTGTCTACGTTAACACACTGGGCGATTTCTTCCCCCAGTATTCCACCCTCTAATCCGCTAATCCACTCACCATGCCACAAAACTTCCTCACTCTGAGTGACTTGCCGGCAGACGTACAGGCGCAGGTTAACTCAATTCTGGCAATTCCATCCGCGAAGCGCACCGCTTCCCAAACGGCATTCTTAAACGCACGTGTCCCGCACTTGTCCAATGTGGTTATCCGCATGGACCCAGCGAACACGTATATTGCAGAGTGCTCAGGAACCTCGGTTCCGAGTAATGGGCTCTCCGGTTTTGCCAAGAACTGTTTCTTCTACAAGACCGACGCGGTGGCAGGAACCAGCGGCTTGTATACCAACGTCGGCACAATTTCATCCTGTGACTTCAAACTTGTCACTAACGCGTAGTTCCCAGGCTCTGGGCTCTCCCCAGGGTTCAGGGTTTGAGAATTAATTAATCACCACATCTATGAACGATAAAGGTGCAAACGCGGAGGTCTCTGTGCCTCTGCAAAGGCAGACCGGACTGTTTGCCCGGCTGCTCAAGAAGTTCCTGCTCACTCAGGTTGGCAAACACTTGGCTTTTCAGTTCGGACTGCGCGGCTTCAACCGTGTAGGCTACCAGCTCATTAAGTTTAAGGGTTTTGACAAAGACGGCAATAAGATTTACGCCAAGCCGGGGCTCTTGAACTTTGTCTACAACTCCCGTGTCAACAAAGGAGCGGCCTTGCAGGCTTCCCTAATGTCCGGCTCAGCATTGGGGAGCATCTCGTCACCGTTGCCGCCGCTATACATTGCGTTGTCCACGGCTTCGCTGACTCCCGCCTATGGCGACACCACTTTGACCTCTGAAACTGTTGTCGCTGGTATCGCTCGCGCTCTCGGCACAGCGCAAAACTATGTCTCGCCTGGCACTACCGTTGACGGGGCGGCCTCCTACGATGTCTACAAGCAGTTCACTTTGACCGGCGCAGGGACGACTGTAGTCTCTACGGGTCTATTTGACGCGGCCTCTACCGGCAACCTCTTTGCGGAAGTTAACTTCGGCACTTCGGCGGTTATGGCCACAAACGATATCTTGCAGGTAACTTGGACGGTAAACATCTAGCTTAAAAGCTTTTTCTGCTTCCGAGTTTCGGGGGCAGGGATAAGGTTTTAACTTTATGGCCGCAGTAGAACTATACTCAACTCCTCTCTATTCCGACGCTAACCTCGTTGCGTATTACCGTTTGGAAAATACCTCTGACAGTAAGGGAAGCAGAACACTCACAAACAACAACTCGGTTACATTTACCAGCGCAAAATTCAACAATGGAGCAAACTTTGGAACAACACTTGCGAATGACCTATGGCTGTCTTACCTTGGCGATAACTTAGGGATAAGCGGTGGAGCTTGCAGTCTGGTCGGGTGGATTAACGTCAACACCCAAATCAACGGCACGGCAGTAAACTATGATTTTTTCTCTCAAAGCGATAATACTACCCAAACGGATTATTATATTGAGTATTATTACAATAGTGGCAGTCCCCAGCTAATTTTCGCCAGAGGACGTAGAGTAACAGGCGACCAGACAATCCCATATAGTATTACTCTCACAGTCGGGACTTGGTATCATGTTGCCCTGACTTATAACGGAACCACATTAACAGGGTACTTAAATGGAAGCGTGGTGGGAACTCCAATCTCTGCCAGTGGAAATGGCAGTTCAACTCAATATACAAATGGCTGTAGTATTGGTGCGAGAGTTTACAATTCTTCATTCCTGAACCAATCACTAATTACGGCTGATGATGTTGCTGTTTTCTCCCGTGCTCTTACCGCTACCGAAGTTTCCAACCTTTATAACGGTACCTGGAGTACCACTTACCCCCGCACCGCCTCGGTTTCAGTCAGCAAGTCAGCTTCCCGAGTGGCGACCGTAGCCAGACTGTTTACCGTCAAGCGTGCATCATCAGCCACCGTTTCCCGAGCGGCGAGTAGGTCAGCAACCGCCACTAGAGTAAAAGGGTTTGTTCGCACAGCAGCAGCCAGCGTTTCCAATACCGTCTCAAGGCTCGCTGCGGTTGGCCGAAAGCTCACGTATCTCCGCACCGCCTCTGCATCGGTATCAAACAGTGGAACTGGCATAGTAGACAGTTACAGCGAGACAAACTACTCTGGCAATTCCCAATTGGGCGGTGGAGCGGCTGAGAACACCAAGATTGGCCAGGCATTTCTCGCTACAGCAAACGTCTTGGATAGTTGCAAGTTCTACTTGATGAAGTCTGGCTCTCCCACAGGAAACGCAGTTGCGACTATCTATGCCTTAACCGGAACGCCGGGCACAAATGCCGTACCCACTGGCGCTGCCTTAGCTACATCGGGTTCAGTGGATGTGTCCACAATAAGCGGGGTTACCCATCAGCTAATAACGTTTTCCTTTAGTGGGGCCAACCGTATTTCTCTTTCAGCCAGTACCTATTACGGAGTTACGATTGAATACAGTGGCGGTGATAGCTCAAACTTTGTTTTCGTTGGTTCTGGTGGTACATATCACGGCAACCCATACTCTTGGTCTGGTTCCAGTTGGACAGCGGGCTTTGCGAGCAATGACCTCATTTGGTATGTCTATGGAGTCGTGGCCCGACTGGCCACCGCCAACCGAGTTAGGACTATTGTTCGCGCTGCGGCTGCCTCAGTGTCCAACACGGTATCGCGTCTGGCCGCAGTAGTTCGTAAAACCACCTTTATCAGAAAAGCGTCCGGTTCAGTATCCAATGCAGTATCCCGTCTCGCTACAGCAGTCAAACAACGCATTATCAAGAAGACCGCCGCAATATCCGCTTCCAACGCGGTCAGCAGACTTGCCACAGTTGTCAGAAAGACTACCTTGAACCGCGCCGCAGCGGCCACCACAAGCCGCGCAGCCTCAAGGAGCACAACGGTGGCAAGAGGCTTCGTCCTGATTCGCAAGGTCTCTGCCGCAGTGTCTAACGCCGCCGGCAGGCTGGCTACCGTTGTGGCCGGTAAGATCCACATCATTATCCGCACAGCCTCGGTTTCAACTTCAAATGCAGTTGGCCGATTGACCGCTATCGCTCGCTCCTTGACCTCAAAACGCACTGCCTCCGCGGCGACGAGCCGTTCAGCCTCACGGAGTATCACCGCTACCAGAATCAGCACCATGACCCGAATAGCGACAACGGCAGTATCCAACGCCGCCTCAAGGCTCGCTTCAGTGGCTAGAAAGCTAACCATACTGCGTCATCCTACAGCCACGGTCTCAAATGCCGCTTCAAGGTTTGCAACGGCCATTCGAGGGTTTACCTACATACGAAACGTCTCGGTCTCTGTCTCAAATGCAGCTACGCGATTTGCCAGCGCAGTAAAAGGGAAGATTGTCAAACGAATCGCCTCAGTAACGACCTCCTATGCCGCCGCCCGCTTGATAGTGGTAACCCGCTCAATGACCTTTATTCGGAATGCGGTAGCCATGGTAAGCAATGCGGCAAGCAGACTGGCAAAGGTCAAAGTCTACCTCAATGGCCTCCTGGTAATGTACGCCAATAAATACTTCAAGCAGAACAGTTCCTATGGCAACAAGTACAACCAGCAAGGCACGCCATACAGCGACAAGCTAAGTCAGCAAAATACTTCCTACTCTAACAAATATCAACACCCGCAATGATTCAAGTTGAACCAATCCAAAACTTCAATGGGTTCGGGATAGGCGCCCAGCAGGGCGAGTATTTCTATTCTCAGGGAATGTGCAAAACCCAGTTTGGCCTCACGCCGAATTGGGCAACCACTGACGAAGTAACCTCCGGCACGCTTTCTGGGCTTAGCCTCACGAACTGGTTTGCGACGAACGGCAGTTCCGTGTTTGCCTATGACCAGAGCGGAAATATCTACACTGCCAACCTGTTTTCGCTGAATTGGGCCAAAGCCTATACTCTGGCTACCAACTCGCATGGCAACGGCATGATTGTTGACCAGACCGGCCGTGTCCTTATTGCCGGCGACCGCTACCTTTCCAAATGGGACGGCGCCACCGCAGCGACGACAGCAGGGACCGTCCAGGTAAATACGAGCAGCTCAGCGGTCATCGGGTACAGCACGAGCTTCACTTCGGCTATGGTCGGCAAACAAGTCACGTTCAGCCTTCAATCAGGCGTAATCTATACCGTCTCGACGGTAACTGATTCTACCCACTTGACATTAAGCTCCAACTACACAGGCACAGGAGGTTTCGGCAACTATTCCATCTATATGGGTTCAACTGAGCAGTGGAAAGATTTCGGTTCAGCCTTTTCCACGTTAGGTCTGCGGCAGATGGACTTATACGAGGACTGGGTTGTAATGGCCAATGTCAATAATGTGGCCATATTGAACGTAACCGATGACTCCTTTAACAACCAAGGTCTCGAATTGCCGAGCGGATACACCGTTGCCACGCTAAGGGCCGGGCTTTCAGGCATCCTTGTCGGCGTAAACACTAACACGAAAGGCGCGATATTCCTTTGGGACGCGGTTGCCAATGGTTCCATTTCAGAATGGATTTGGTTTAATGCCAACATCAAAGCCATCGTCCCCACCAACGAAGGATATCTCGGCTATTACGTCATCACCACTCGCGGCATCTACCTGACTAATGGCTACATCGTCACGCCAATTTACGAGATGCTGCCGGACGACCGCCTCACATTCAGCTATATCATCAACAACCTGACGCCAAACAGCATAACTCTAATTGGCAGGTACTTGGTCTTTTTTGGTGGTAGCGGCTTCGCGCGCAGAGGCCAGGGGATTTACATTTTCAATATTGAGACCAGATGTTTCGAGTTCGCGCCAGTTTCCAATGGGGTTCAATACAATCTCAGCATGGGAGGCGTCTTCTTTGACGGTGTCTATAACGTCCACCTCGGCTATTCGTCTGCTCATCCGGCCACGACCGCCATCGCGAAACTGGTAAACGCGCCTCCGACATCAGCCTATTACATCACGGAGCCGAAAGGCTTAGGGGACGGCAAGACTTCGTTCGCCGGAAACGAGAAGACGGCTGACGCCGCCAAATTTACAATCCTTGAGAACCCCCGGTCAAGTTCGGTCGGAGCAAATACCTATTCGGTAGCACTGAAAGTCTATAACTTCCAGCGCTCCCTGTACTCAACCCTCACAACCGTAAGCGGGACCCTGAATACCACCCACATTACCGTTAACGGCACAGTCGCGGGAGGCATCCCAGTAGCGCAAATTGGGGATGAGGTAACCGTCCTTGAAGGAGTCAATGCCGGGCAGGTGGCGCACATCACCACCATAGCCAATCAGGGCACAAGCCAGGAAACCTGGACTGTCACCACCTTGCCCAACACGACCGAGGTCGGTGTCTCGATTTCCGTCTCACCATTCAAGCTCGTGCAGACGTTCACTTTCTCAAATCTCGCCCAGCTTCGGGACGTGTACTTTGACATCAAGAACAAATACAAAGGCAAGCGGTTCTTGTTGAAGCTTCTTTTTACAAACATCAGCAACACCGAACTGGATATTACAGACGGCCAGTTCATATACTCAGACCAAGGACTCATAACATCATAGTTTTATGGACCAAGCCCAACTCAACCAAGAAGTCAAAAACGGCAATGTAAAGTTCATGGCGCCGTCTCAAGCCCAGCCACAGCCCGAAGAAGATGACCAGGTGATGAACCAGTTTTTAAGCCTGCTAACGACCATCAGGCAACTAAAGCAGCCGCTAACCGCCGCGCCGACCTCCGCCCCGAAATCGTTTCCCGACCAAATTCAGTTTGAGGATGACGGCACTACGAAATCTCTTTGGCTCTACATCAACAATGTATGGCAACAGTTTATTCCGAGCACGGGCACCTTTGTTGAGGTAGGAACAGCAGCAACCGGCCAGTATGCCTCAGCAGAACACGACAACGGGACGGTATCCGGAAGCGCCACCATTGACTGGAACAATGGCAACGTGCAGTACATTACCCTATCGGCAGCCACGACTTTAACCTTCAGTAATCCCCTGTCCGGTGGTCGTTACCTTCTTCATGTCGCAGGAGCCTATGTCCCTACCTTTCCCTCAACTGTCCGCTGGCCCTCCGGTACCACACCAACAGCCACAGCCACCAGTGGCCACAAGGACATTTACAGCTTTGTCTATTCCTCAAAGGAAAGTCTTTACGATGGAGCCCAAAACGCTAATTATGCCACAACCTAAATGAACGTCACTTTTCTCGCAGCCAATACATATTCATCCGGCGCCAGCGTCAATCTCGTTGGCTCAAACCAAAACGTCGTGGCATGGGCTATTTGTTTGGCAGGTAGCGCGCCGACTGCCCCTACATATAACGGAGCGTCCTTTACTTCACTAGGCCAGATATCCTCCGTTTATGGCGCTTCCTTCTGGCTATTCTATCTGCCCAATCCGGCTTCCGGCACCAATACTCTTTCTTTGGGGGGAGCTTCGGAAATCATCCTTTATACCTTCTCCGGCCAAAGTCTTGCCGCGCCATATGACACCACTTCCATCGTCCTGTCAGCCGCAACGTTAATTAACAATATTACGCCCACTGTAAACAGCGGCCTAATTCTCTGCGGAGCAGTTAACGGCTCAGGTTCTTCTGCGATGTCTGCCGGTTCCGGCCAAAGTTACATCCAGTATGCCCTCACAGGCATCTTTGGCGTACAGAGTACCAGCGGCTCCGGTGTAAGTGTTTCAACTTCTTGGACTCCAGGCTCCTATAATTTCTCTCCGCGTTCAACCTTTTCTATTTCGCTGGCACCGCCTATTAGTTCTAACGCCCTATTTTTTGCAGGTGACTAAACATTAAAAATCGCTTTTTATGCAATTCTCCGAAGCCAAGTACGCCTTGGCAAGAAAACTGGATATCAACTATGACGACATTGCCAATAATGGCCTTTTCAGCGACGCCGATTTGAGCAGCTACATCCAGGAAGGGCTAATCCGAGCTTGGGACTATAAGCCGTGGCCTTTTAGCCAGGCCGTGAAGACTGCCACGACAATCGCCAACACCGACTACTATGACTATCCCCAGGATGTAATGAACGGCAGTATTTACCTGCTAAGAGCGGGAAACAAGGAATACAAGAAGCTCCTCATCGAGGACTACCTCCGCTGGTTTGCGGTCAACCCGGCCGACAGCAGCCGCTACTGGGCCGAGACCCAGACCTACATTTTCATAAACAAGAACGCCTACAGCCAGGGAGTCGATACCTTCGATTTGTACGGCAAGGCTATCGCGCCGAACCTGACGAACCCCACCGACCTGCTGCCCTTCTCGCCCATCAGCGACAACGAGCAGTACAGCGGCAACGAAGCCATTATCCAACTGGCTTACAGCGAGGCTTTGGACAGCGAGAAGAAGAAGAATCCGCAAGCGGCAGAAGTCGAACGGAAGAAAGCCTATCAGAGCCTGGACTTACTTTGGAAGCCGTTTGCCGACACCAAAGCGAACTCCCAGCCACAGCGTTCGCTCTTCAATGTTCCAAACTACTTCCCGGATTATCCCAACAGCCGGCAGAGCCCGATTGGAAACTTTAACGTGCCCTTTTGGCCCTAATTCTTAACGTCTCACTTCAATGACAATGCTCTCAGTGATTCCCGCCAATTCAAACCTATTAGGACCCGCCGCCAGCAGCGTACCAGGCGTGGCGCAGGCGGGCAGCCAGTCCACAGCGAACATCTTGCAGCCAGCGGCTCCAGTTACCGCCCCAGCCCAAACCAGCACCACTACGGCGCAAAACGGCGGTTCTGGGGGGTATTCTACGCCGGTTGCGACCTCGACGCCCGCCACTACTCCAGCAAAGCAGCAGCCAACTAGTCAACCAGCCCAAACCTTCTCTTTTGGTAACGGCAAGACCTATGACGTAAACGGCAACGAGGTGGACCAGAATGGCAATATCGCCAACAACGCGGGCCTGGCCGGCATGTCGTCAACGGACTACCTGAACCTTTTGGGTTCGGAGACTGCCACCAACACCGGAACCTATAAGCAGATTCAAAGTGACCTCGGAATTCCAGCAGCTTCCACCGCAGCTTTTGCCACGCCGCAACAGAGCACGGTGGATGTCTACAACCAGGCCTACAACACCGCAGGGCTGGGCGACCTGAAACAGAAGATTTCCGACTACAACGACCAGATAGCGCAGACGAACCAGCAGTATATTGACGCGGTGGGCAAGGAGAACGAAAACCCGTTCCTTTCCGATGCCGCCCGTGTTGGCCGGACGTCCCAACTCTACAATACCGCGCAACAAACCATCGGCAACCTGATCAACGAACAGGCCAACTACCAAAACCTATACGCCCAAGGCGTGAACGAGGCCAACAACATGGTGACGCGCTACACCAACGACTTCACTACAAACCAATCGGTAAACCAGCAGAAACTCACTTACCTGCTCAGTCAGGCAGAAAAACAGCAAGGCGCCGCACAGAACACAGCCACCCAACAGCTTATCCAGCGCTACTACCCGGAGTATCTGTCAGCCTCCGCGCAGACCACAGCCGCGGAAAAGGTTTTTGGCACGCCGCAGACCGGACTTTACTCGTACGACCCGACAACCAAGACCTACAAGCAGATTTCACCGCCCACTGGCCAATACAGCGCCATTACCACCCCGACCGGCCAGGTGTACGGCTTCAACTCGAATACAGGTCAGACCAACACCACCGGCACGAACACGTACAGTGGCCAGTCCGGCACAACCGCAAGCAGCGGGGTCGGCGGCTACACGGCACAGCCTTTGGTTTCTTCCACCGACACGCTTTCTAAACTCCTTGGAACGTATGTCAATGGCCCGAATTCCACTCAATCAGCAAGCTACGAATCCGGCGTTATCAGTACGCTTCAAAGCATGGGCGTGAACGTTAATTCCAACACGCCGGTCAGCCAGCTCCAGCAATACATCCCACAAATCTCTCAAGCCATTAGCACGAACGAGGGCTATAATACGGCGAAAGCTCCCTCCATTACTCAAGCCAACAATCCCGGCGCTATTGAATGGGCAGCAGCACAACAGTACGGCCTAGACAAGCAGTATGGAGCCGTGCCCTTTAAAGGACAGAACGGCATTACCTATGCCGGCTTCTCCAGCCCGCAAGTCGGGATGCAGGCATTGCAGAGCTACCTCGGCAGCATCATGGGCGTTAGCCAGCCGGCCAACAACAATGTCGGCGGCATGGCCAGTTCAGGCCAAGGCGGCTTGAGTGTTTCAAATGCTCCGGCCAATCAGGGAGATATCAGCGGCGTAACGCAACTAACACAGGCGTTTTCAAACCTCGCACCAAGTTTCAGCAGCACCCAACAACTCGCACTTTCAACATCCACGTTCCAAGGCTACCTACAGTCAGGGAATACCGAGGCAGCAGCAAATTTCATCAACACTCTGGCCTATAAGGCCATGCAGCCGAATACGCAGTCAAAGGTGGACAACGTTTCCGAGGCCATTGACGCCTACACGCAGGCGCTCACTATTCTCAACAACCATCCGGAACTGAGCACGGGTGTCTACCAGAATATTGTCCAGAGCGCCAAGCCTTGGGCTGGAACCAACCCCACCAAAGACTACCAGCAATTTAACCAGTTAATGAACGTTGGCAACTCACTTTTGGAAAATGGCTTGTATGGTATTCGCCTGAACCCCACCGACATTGGCCAGTCCTCACAGTTCCAACCGGGCCAGGATGACCCGACCGCAACTGTTATTACCAAGCTCAAAGGCGCTATCGGCTTCTTCAATTATGCCAATGCCAAGACCTACTCCGCACAGACCGGCGTTCCCGCGCCAGCCCTCACAACATTTCTTCAACAGTCAGGCTATCAACAATAAATAATCTCAACACCTATGGGAGCAATCACAATTCCAAATTTAGGCCAACCAGGAGCAGGCGGAATTCCGCTGTCAGTACAATCCGCTCCGAGCGGGATGCCAACCCTCACGACGCCGGCAGCAGTTACGCCGGCCGCGACCACATCACCGTTAAATGCGCCGGCAACATCCGCAACGTCGGCAGCGTCTAGCGTTTCGCCGCTCTACCAGCAGTTCATTGCCAGCGCCGGCCAAGCAGGGCAACTGGCGCAGAATTTCCCGTCTGCCCAAACGGCGCCAGCCTCACAGCAGGGCTGGATACAAGACATCCTCGGTCCTGAATTGAGCGCGGTTGCCTCAGGCGCTCGGGGCCTCCAGGCCACACCCGACGTATTGGAAGCCGCAGGCGACACTATCATCGGCAATGGCCAGGGCGCCGCAGCTCACGAGCAGGCGGCCAATACCACCATGGCCAGTCCCATCGGCAACGTCAAAACTTTCAAAGGCATGAATAACGAAGAACTGCTTGGAGCAGCTACCCAAACGGCAGGCCAAGGGCTCATGCTTGGTGGCGCACCGGCCGCAGCGAGTTTTGGCGCGCAGGCCGGCGGCAGCGCCATGCAGAATGACAAAGGCCCAGTTCAGGTAATTAAGCAAGGCCTGATTGGCGCTATTGGCGGCAAGCTGGGCGAAGCGGTAGCGCCGTATGCCGGGAAAGCCTTAGGCGCCGCCTACAGCGCCGTAGTTCCGCAGGCAGCCCAAGACATTATCGGCGGAGCAGCGGACGCAGTTAGCGGCGGCCTTCAAAAGCTTTCCCAAGCCATCAGTCCCACGTTGGACAAACTCATCCCGGACAAGACCACCAGCAACATCTTGACCCCGCTCCTGGATAAGGTCTCGCCCACTATCAGCAAGATGTTCACGTCCAGCGCCGGTGAAGCGGCCGATTCGAGCATAAGCAACGTCCTCTCTGCAAATGGAAAAGCCATCAATCTCCGTACGACGCTTGGTAGCGAACTCACCGACATGTCTGACACTCTGACGCAGCAATTCCCGGACGCCAAAGTCACGCTCAATGCCAGCCAGGTGCAAGCCATCCAGAACGCCGCGACGAAAGCCGGGATTTCCTTGCCGAAGTTCATGGACACCGCAGCGACAGCCAGTATCGCTGGAGAAGATGTCACCTCCTCAGTTGGCGAGAAGATACCCAGCATTGACCTGACCATTTCGCAAGCCCAAGAACTTGGCACATCGCTCAACCAAGCCTACGAGAAGGGATACGTCGAAAGCGTCTATGGCGACTTGCGCCAGACTGTCAGAGATTCTCTCAACACTGCGCAACCCGGCCTCGGCACCGTCTATGACCAAATGTATGAAACCGCCTCCAAAGGATTCCGAGCGCTGGACAGCCTGTCAGATATCTTCAACACCAAACCGGGAGCTGTAACGGCCACCGACCTCAATGGCTCAATCGCCAAAATCCAAAACCTTTCTTCCACTCCTCAAGGGCAAAAGATTCTTCAGATGACAATGGATAACTTCAAAGCTACGACCGGTGTTGACCTAAGCACCGAAACCAATGCGGTGGCGGCAGCGGGCAAAATAAAAGACCCGCTGGTAAGACGGGCCGCGAACGCAGCAATAGACCTCTTAAAGAAAAACGGAATGCTTGGAACGGCGATAGGCGCGTACGAAGTGTTAAAACACTTCTAGGCCTATGCCTTGTTAACCCATTTCTGCAAACCGTCCAAGATTCCATTCCAAGCCTTATACAGCACGTACCATACCGCAATAAATGCTATTATGTTCATAGAACTCCTTTCACTTCGCCTTAGTTGTTATGGTATCTGTCTTAACATCCCACGCAGTTGACGTTTCGACTTGTAACGAATATGAGTGGTCACTACCAGGAGCTAAACCATCCTCAGAAAAAAGAGTATCCTTCAAACCTTTCGTCGCCAATCCCTGTTCTACGTCTGTCGGTTGAACTTCCGCCCCGTCAAACTCCAGCGTTACCGTCGCATCAGGAAGGGTCTTAATCATAATTGAGATGTTGTCCGCAGTAACGCTGATCTGGCAGTTTGAGTAAAGCGTTGAAGTATCAATCAGGCTTGGGTCTTGAGGTAAACCGGAAGGAGTGTCTGAGCCAATCGGTTGAGAACTTGACGGAATGGTTGATTGGACAGGCGCGGCGGATTGGTTAGGGTTTTGCACGACCGGCGTGGGGGTATCGGGATAGGGCGCATAAACAGCCTGGGTATAAGACGGCTGAGGCTCAGCACCCAAAATCGCACTCATATCTACCAAAGCACCAGCCATATCAAAGCAGTTGCCGTCCATGAAGCAGAAGTACTTTAAAGCCCCGGTGACGTCGTAATACTTGCCGTCCCCGAAGCCGTATACATCCCCGGCCGCCCGGACATGCCACGGAATTATAAGAGCACATAGCACCAGCACCAATATCAGTTTCTTCATAAGAAAGTCCTTTCATCCACACTTTAATCCTTAATCAATAACCAGTCAAATCGGTTATCCCCTTTTTATACACATGCCCGACCTAACTTTGCCAAGTGACCACGATATCCTAAATACCCTCGTTGCCAATGTTTCCAACATGAAGGAGGGTCAAGATAGATTTCATCAAGAGATGAAGGAGAGTTTTAGAGACTTAAAAGAAAACTACGCCGACCGGTTAAGCAAAGTTGAAAATGGTTTGAGTAATGCTGACAAAGTGTTCTTGGCCAAAAAAGACCAAGACGAAAAAGACGCAGCTTTAGATAAGCGGATTACCTGGCTGGAGAGGATTGCCTATGGAGGTTTAGGGATTATAGGGTTTATTGAACTTTACTTTAGAATTATTAAGTAAAAACAACTTTATGATTGAACATTACGGCAAAGGTGCCATTATCGTCCAAGTTCTGCCCGAGACCCAACTCGCCGCAGCAATCCCGGTTGTTGATTTCACTATTCCCTTTCAGCTCCCCCAGCCGCCCGATACTGACCAGGGCTTGGCTGACTGCTGTGTAGGTGAGGGCTGGAGCAAATACCACTGGCAGTTTGAGCGGACTCAATTCAGCGTCCGGTCGCTATTCGCCTTTATCGCCCAACAGTATGGCGCTGATATTGGCGATGGTGGAAGTCGGCTGGTGAGCTGTGGCCAAGAGACATTCGCCGAAGCTCCAGACCCAGACCCCAAGACTCCGGCGAATATGCGCGATAAGACCGGTCTCGATGAATCGCTCGCTCAGCCGAACGAGGAAGCAAACCTGCTTCAGCTCCAGCACGACGACATCAACACGCTTGCTTACGCCATTAAGAACTTCCAGGGCGCGGTGTTTGGCGTCCAGGGAACAAACGCTGGCTGGCAGGACATGGAAAACCCCGTCCCGCCGACCGCCACCGAAGCCGCGACTATTGGACAGCCACACAGCCCCGTGTGGGGCCACTGCCTCTACGCCATGGGCTACCACGTCCACAGCGACGGCCAGCGCTGCATTATCGCCGCATCGTCCTGGTGCAACGAAGT